AGAGGGTATCAAGGGACACATGGACTGTAAGATTGATGGTCTTGTTGTGGACGTTAAGTCAGCCAGTTCCTTTGGGTTCAAGAAGTTTAAGGACGGTACACTAGCTATGGACGATGCCTTTGGTTACGTTGACCAGATTAAAGCATACGCCCATGCCTGTGGTGAGACTGAGTTCGGTTGGTTAGCTATGGACAAAGCCAATGGACATCTCGCGGTACTTAAGTACGACCTAGAGGATACCCAAGCCCCTATACACGAACACATCAAGGGAGACATCAGGGAGCGTATTAAGCACGTTAAGGAGATGGTTAAGGGAGATGAGCCTACTGAGTTATGTACCGAGACAGTACCAGATGGTAAGTCAGGTAACAAGAAGCTAGGTATCAAGTGTTCCTACTGTCAGTACAAGAAGCATTGCTATCCAGACCTAAGAGCCTTTGCCTATTCATATGGTCCGAAGTTCCTAAGTGAGGTAGTTAACGAGCCTAGAGTACAGGAGATTAACCTTGAGCAAATATAAGCCTAGAAAGACTAGCGGTAAGTTCAGGTCAGCACTGGAGAAGGAGTTTTCAAAGGAGGTTAAACGTAAAGGGTTTGACTACGAGCCATACGGAATGCCTTACACAGTGTTCAGAACTTATATGCCAGACTTTGTACATGAACCAAGTAAAACAGTAGTGGAAGTAAAAGGTTTCTTTCGTGTAGGTGACACCTTGAAATATAAGTCAATTCGTGATACAATATCAGTAGATGGTTACGAATTAGTATTCCTACTATCGAATGAACATAAGAAGGTACGGAAGGGCGGTAAGATTACAATGGGTCAGTGGTGTGAGAAGGAAGGTATGAAACACTACACCCTAAGTACCGCACAAGAACTTGTCAAATACGTTGAAGGGAAAGAATAATGTCACATACATTAGAGGAACTCAAGGAAGCAGTAGCAAGGGACTACGATGCGGTACTGGTTGTCGAAGCATTGGACATCTCAGTTGAGGACTTGCTAGAGGCTTTCGAGGATAGATTAATTAGGAACAGAGACTTATTTACGGAGGATGATTATGAGCATTGATGACGCAACACCCGCTGACTGGGATGCACTACGACAGAAGCACCCTGCTTTGATTAAGAAGTATGAAGACTTCGTGACCAAGAATGAAGATGTGGTCAACAGTCCTCAGCACTATAACTACGGTAAGATAGAATGTATTGAAGCTATTGAAGAGTCTATGACACCAGACGCATTCAAGGGTTATCTCAAGGGCAATACTATGAAGTACCTGTGGCGTTATGAACGCAAGGGCAAAGCAGTAGAGGACTTAGAGAAAGCCCAGTGGTACTTGAATAGACTGATAGAGGAGGCTAAGTAATGCAGGGACAGACACACGGAGGCAAGGGGTCAGGACAACGACCCACTGACTCCAAGAAGTATGCAGATAATTACGATGCCATCTTCGGTAAAGACAAACAGAAAACTAAAGACAAAAAGGAAGTTAAAAAATGAATCAATACCAACAGTTTATACACAAGTCCCGCTACGCACGTTGGCTACCAGAGGAAGGCAGACGAGAGCGTTGGGATGAGACAGTCAATAGATACGTAGACTTCTGGAAGGAACGTGGTCAGATAAATGACAAGACAGCACTACAGTTGTTTAACGCTATCCATAACCTAGACGTAATGCCTAGTATGCGTTGTATGATGACAGCAGGGGAAGCGTTGGACAAGGACAACGTAGCAGGTTTTAACTGTAGCTATCTACACATTGACTCACCACGTAGCTTTGATGAACTTATGTACGTGCTTATGTGCGGTACAGGCGTAGGGTTCAGTGTGGAACGTAACTTCATCAACAAACTACCTATGGTTGCTGAGTCATTCCATGAGACTGACAGTACGATTGTAGTGGCTGACAGTAAGATTGGTTGGGCTAGTGCATTCAGAGAGTTAATCGCTATGCTGTACGCAGGTAAGATACCTAAGTGGGATACACATAAGATACGCCCATCAGGTGCTAGACTGAAGACCTTTGGTGGTCGTGCTAGTGGACCAGAGCCTCTTGAGGATTTATTTAATTTCTGTGTAGGTATATTCCAAAAGGCAAAGGAACGTAGACTTACCAGTATTGAGTGTCACGACATCTGCTGTAAGATTGCTGAGGTTGTAGTCGTAGGTGGTGTACGTAGGTCAGCATTGATTAGTCTATCTAACTTGTCAGACCCTCGTATGGCTAAGGCTAAGTCAGGTGACTGGTGGCGTAACGAAGGTCAACGTGCATTGGCTAACAACAGTGTATCATACACAGAGAAGCCAGACTTTGAATCCTTCCTGTCCGAGATGCAAACCATGTATGAATCTAAGGCAGGGGAACGAGGTATCTTTAGTCGTGTGGCGGCACAGAAGATAGCCGCTAAGAACGGACGGAGAGACCATGAGCAGGACTTTGGGACTAACCCTTGCTCTGAGATTATCCTACGCAGTAATCAGTTCTGTAACCTATCTGAGGTCGTTATACGTGCAGACGATGACCTCGTTAGTCTTAAGAAGAAAGTTGAAGTAGCTTCCATTATCGGAACTCTACAGGCTACCTTGACTGACTTCCGCTACCTACGCAATGTATGGAAAAGAAACACAGAAGAAGAAGCACTATTAGGTGTTAGTTTAACGGGTATATGTGACCACTATTTACTGGGTAAAGATTCACCAGACTTAGATAAGTGGCTAGGAGAGATGAAGGATGTTGCTATCAAAACTAATAAAGAATGGGCTGAGAAACTTGGCATTAATCAGTCTGCGGCTATTACTTGTGTTAAGCCAAGCGGTACTGTGTCTCAGCTTGTTGACTCTGCTAGTGGCATACATCCCCGTTTTTCTAAGCATTATATCCGTAGAGTACGTTCAGATAAGAAAGACCCGCTTGCTCAATACATGACAGCCGCAGGTTTCCCTGTAGAAGATGACGTAATGAGTAAGTCTTCACTGGTCTTTGGCTTCCCAATCAAGTCACCTGACAGCAGTACTACAGTAGCTCAGGTGGGTGCGATGGAACAGCTAAGAGTTTGGAAGAAATACCAAGACCACTGGTGTGAGCATAAACCAAGTATCACTGTTTACTATACAGATAATGAGTTCCTGCAAATAGCACAGTGGATATGGGAAAACTTTGATTCCGTTAGTGGTATTAGTTTGTTGCCTGTGAGTGACCATGTTTATCAGCAAGCTCCTTATGAGAACATAACCGTTGACAAGTATGAAGAGTTACTAGCGGCTATGCCAGTTGATATTAATTGGGAAGACTTAGAACACTTTGAGAAGGAAGATAATACTACAGGTTCACAGGAACTAGCGTGTGTCGGAGGAGCGTGTGAAATAGCATAGGTAAAACTAAGGGGGCGTAATGCCCCCTTTTGTTATTTGTCAAGTCTTTCGTTATATTTCTCTGCACCACCGCCAAACCAACTGTATACTAATGGTCCGATATAAGGGATGCCTCGCAACACTGGCTCTAACTTAGGGTCTTCCGTTGGTAATTCAGTAGCTAATGTAAATGCCGCATCAATGACAGGAGTAGCAGGAGCAACATAAGCTAATGCCGCACCCTTAACGTCACCCTGAGAGAGATACCTATCATACGTGTACTGGTTAAGACCATACGCTCCTAACAATGCCCACAGAGACTTGTCGGGTATGTCTTCAACTCTAACTTCCCTGCCCATTAATAAATCTTTAACTGACTGAGTAGACACGTTAGCTACAGTCACATAACCCGCAAGCAATGCCGCCTGTTTTGTTGCCTGTAGTTTGTTACCTTTATTCCATTCCTGTACAACATTCCTACGCACAATGTCTAACTGTTTCAAGGTAAACGATTTAAGCATATACAGCAATCGCCCATTCTTTGCTCTCAAATAGCCTTCTGGCATCTCACTCAAAGCAATAGGCTGTACGTCAGCTAGTTGATTAAAGGCGTATAGCTTAACATTGTCAGACACTTGCCCTGCTTTTAAGTCAGCTATGAAAGCATCAGTTTCCTTTCCGAATATCTTTTCAACATCCTTACGTAAAGCCTGTTCACCTTTAGATGTCTTAGTCATGTTACGAGCTTTCTTAAGGGAAGCGTTTATAAGTGTCTCTTTACCTAGCCTATCAAGACGTTTAAACCCTGCCGCCCCCATAAGTTTATTCAAAAGTTTAGCTGTCTGTCTTTGCCCACCCATAGCTAATTCTGTAGCAATTAAATCTTCAATACCTAAGTCAACAATCTTTACATCTTTAGTTCCGAACATTGACTTTATAGTATTTCTAAAACCTTTTAGACCTGCGGATACACCAACATCACCTAGCTGTGTAATAGCTGATATAGGATTAGCAATAGTACCCATGTATCCTAAGTCTCTGATGGTCTGACCCATTGCCGAAGGCGTCTGTTCACCTCCTACAAACCTAGCCTGTAGTATCTCAAACAGTTCCTGCTCCCGTGCCGCAGGTACTTCCCCGCTACGTATAGCATCATCAACAAGACCACCAATTGACTGGTCGGTGTCAAACTTACCTGCTTCGTTCTCAGCACTAGACCTACCAAAGAACTTTCTCTTCTCTATGTCATGTACAGCATTACGTATGTACATAGCTAAAGATTCTTCAGGAGGAGCATAACTAGATAGTTGGGTTTCATCTACTTCTGCAAGCACACGTTGTTTAGCAAACTTAGGTTTACCGCCATCAACTGTTTGACGATAACCGCGTAACGCTAGGTCGACAATCTGTGACCGTTCTTCGTTACTTAAATTAGCTACTTTAGTTTTCTTTCTTTTAGCATACTCTTGTAGTTGTTTGGTTATAATACCTTGTTCAGTAAGACCTAAAGTCTCTCTAAGACCGTCATAGTCTTTAACCAAACGAGGGAAGTAATTATCAATCTTTTCAAAACTATGTCCTGCATCCTTAAGTTCTGTACCCAGTTCATCAAGCAACGGGCGTATAGTATTTTTAAACTCAACAGCCATTTTAGTTGACACGCTACGCATCAAACCTTCAGCGGCATTGAAGTTACCATTGTATAGATGCTTAGTGATTTGTGTCTTAACATTAGTAGGTACATCCTTTAGTTCCTTTAAGAAACCTTCAGATTTTTTAGAATATTTAGCAGTATTAACGTGAGTGTCAAACTCAAACTTACGCATACGATACTTAATAGACTCAGACATATTACCTAATCTAGTAGATAAACTACCTAGATACTTGTCTAACCCTTTACTATACAAACGAGATACAGCACTGTCCCTAGCTATTGAATCAGCAACCTTACGTTCTGCCGCTGTTTGTGACAGAGGTACATTTACTTTAGTGTTTAGTCTTTTGCTTGCTTGTTCTACAGCCGCAGGGTTTATGTTACTATCCTGTAAAACTTTACTGATACTCTTAACGTCACCACCAAGAGCCATGTGTTCATCTATCTTTGCTTGTGCCTTATCTACTAATTTCTTAGCTGACTTATCTTTAATTACACTAGCACCTTTGTTCAACGCAGGGGGAATAATAGCACCCAATGCTGTACCTAAGAGTATACCTTCGGGGTCTAACTCTCCCGTGGTTGCGTATTGTTTAGCCGCTGTAGCTGAACCCGCTAACGCACCACCAGTAGTTGCGGCTACTTTAGCACTAGCACCTAAAGGTATTAATGTGGTAGGGTCAGCAAGCATACCTGTAATATTACCTGCTAATCTAGCACCTGAGTCTTCATTAGGGTCAAAGAACTGACCATAGTCGTGTTGTAGTTGTCTTTCCTTACGAGCAATAATCATCTCTCTACGTTGCTCTGGGGGTGCTTCACTAAAACCTTCACCATATAATTCATCAGGAGATTGATAACTTATCGCTGAGAAATCATTAACATCTAAGTCTACGTTTACTTCTCCAATAGGAAAACGTGACTCTAACCACACGCCTACATCCGCTAGAAAACCTTGCTCTTCAGCAAAGCCGTACTTAAACTGAGTCCAAGAGTCATCGTATTCAGAACGTACTAGCTTATTGTCAACTACTCTATCTCCTGCTTTGGCGTTAAGCCCCTGTAAAGCGGGTGAGTTTAAAACATCTTCTCCTGTAAGTATTTCTCCAGACATGACGCTATCTTCTGGCTTAGAGAATATACGTACGAGTTTGTTATTCACTATCTTATCGCCAGATAAAGCCCCTAGTTTTCTTAAGTTTTCAGAGCTTTGTATTTCTGACAGCGTAAGTGTTAAACCTTCTTGATTATCAGCTTCACTCATAGTAATCTCTTATTCTTTTACAGAACTGTAAGGGTCTTTTTGTTGTCCTCTAGGGGTCGCTCCGCTAGTAGTAGTGGGAACACCATCCATACTACCACCGCTGGCTTTTAAAGCTAAGGCTTGTTTTAAAGCACCCTCTCTACCTAATGAAAGATTGTTAGCAAACAGTTGTTCAGCTTTAGTAAACAGTTTCATTTTATCTGTTTTGTCAAGTTTACCTATAAAAGGAGTATCGTATCCTATTGTTTTTAAAAAGTCTTCATCAATGTCTTCAAAATATAAGTCGTACTCTTTAATATCAGAACTCCCTAACGAATAGGTTTTAGGCTTTACTGTCTTATCTCCAAGAAGTTTAGTACTAGCAGTTTGTAAAGAACCACCCGCCTCAATAAAGTCAATCATTTCTCGGTTCTCTTGAGACCTAGCTATTTTTAACAAACCTTCTTTAAGACCTGCCTGTTGTTGTAGATTTTGAGCAGTCTTTAAAGTAGACACAGCACCTTTTAAATCTCCAGACGCTTGCTGTACTTTAGCTAATTTTATTAAGTCTTCAGGATTCCTTAAGTCTAAGTCAGTCATGGCTTGTTGTTCTGCCAGTTGTTTTTTAAGAACACCTGTAGCTAACTGCTCTTGTATCGAAGGAGCACCACCAAGCATACCACGGACAGCACCAGTTAAACCTTTAGCTCTTCTTGCTCCAAACTCCATACGTTGTTGGGCAGGAGTAAGTGCAGTCATAGGGTCAAGACCTTGACTTGAAACACCTGTCAATAATCCCATTATATCTGTTTTAGCCATTAGTATTGTCCTCTATTATGAAAATTGACCCAGTATGTACTCAGGTAATTCTGGAAATGAAGTGTCTATAGGAGTCGAAACGGGAGAAGACGTATCTTTATCGTCACTACCAAACAACTTTCCTAATATACCTCCAAGGTCGCCAAGACCACTTAACAAACCACCAGAACTTAATCCTTCTATTTGAGATGGAGTCATACCTACGTATTGCGCTAGTAGCTGTTCTTGTAGCGTAGGTTCTTTACCTAGTACTGCTTCCAACATTCCTTCTTGTTGCTGTAGCTGAAGAGCATTAGCTAACTCAGTGCCTTGTAAGTAAGACTCTACACCCGCTAGTCCTGCCTTACCTAGTAACTCAGCACCCGCTAGTTGTCCTTTCTGAGCTATCTGTGAAATTGGACTACTTATTCTAAGTGCTTCCAATGCTTGTTGCTGTGGAGTATAACCTGCACCAAGTAAACCACTAGCCGCTGTAAGTGCTTGCTGTTGTTCAGACATAGCTTGCTGACGAGCCGATAGGTTTGCTCTAGCCATAGCCTCTTGTCTAGCAGTCTCTTGTGCTAACAACTCTGGCGAAGCACCACCGTATGCCGCTGACTGTAAACCTAAGCGTCCTTGAGATAACAAACGCTCTTCTAAGGCTAGACGTTGACGCTCTTCTTCAGGTCGTTGTACGGCTCTCATTTGCTCATACAGCGCACTTTGGGCTTCAGCGGGGGAGACACCTACTTGACCAAATAAACCTGTAGCTTGACCTATTAGTTGCTGTTGT